GAGCCTTCGTTTTTAACAGGAGCTGCAGAGAAACCTGACAGTTTTGTTTCTTCTTCAAAAGAACGCTCAGAAGTTTCTACTTCATATAACTCTTTGTGTTCTTCACCGTAGCGAGCATACTCTAATCCGAACAAAGCATTCAGTCCAGGGAGCAACTCTTTCAGTAGTTGTGCGCGTGAAATAGCCATTATTTAGCTCCTAATTAAAGTGTTGATGCCTGAGCAGTATTGTTGTAATACTCATGGATACCAAAGTTGAATTTAACAACAGCTTCAGGATACTGAGTAAACACCAAAGTGCTTGCCGCAGGGATTGTAATACCAGTAGATGCAGTGCCAGTTGGTGAATTAACTGTAACGGCTTGGCTATTGATAGTAACGGTTTGTGAACCTGTGCCTGTTACAGCAGCAGCAACCCATGAACCTGTACCAATATACTGACCGTTTGCAGCTAAATAACCTACTTCAGTGCCGTATGGCAATGTACTTGTCAAACCTGTAACTACCAAGCTTGTTGTACCACCACCAGAAGACAATGTTGCATTACTTACGATTGCTGTATCAGGAACTACGTCAACAATGCGGAAAGGCAAAGTAGAAGTATTCTCAACACCAACTGAAGGAACAATAGCGTTGCTAGAGTTACCAGTAGCTGTAGAACCAGCCAAGTTAGAGCCTGTTACGTTTAAACCAATCATTGGACGAGCAACAGAAGCAATTGTTGTACCAGCGGCGGCTGTAACAGCAGCGACTTTAAACAATGTGTCTGGGTCATCAGTAACGATTGCAACAGCATCACCAGCTAAAGTGTTTGCGGGCCAATATTGGCTAAACTGCTTTTGTTTGGTTGTTGGGCTTGTATAAGAAACACCCAAGAACACGCCAATAGTACCGCTACCAGCAGAGCCAGTAATAGCACTTGCGCCTGTGGTCACGATAGAACGTGTGATATAACCACGGGAAATACCAACTACATCGCCGTAAAAAATACTAGTGCCAAAGTTGTATTGAATCGCCACGTTACGTGTCGAACCAGCAAAAACTTGACCACCAATAAGATTAATCGGCTTTAGCCCGTAAGGGGCTGAAACTGTAGGATAAGCCATTTAAATCTCCTAATTGATTAATTACCTTTACCAAAGCTAGTCGACGATTTACCTTCTTTAAAGATAGGCATACGCGGGTCACTCTGGCGCATTAAATTATTGTCTACAGCGTCTGTCTGATCTTGTGTTTGTTTAGCGTAATACGCCGCACGTTGATCCACAAATTCTTTTGGACTCTTGCAAAGCAATAACCCGCCAATCTCGATATTGTCTTTAAATCGACCTTCTTGATTAGCTAGCAGTTTAAATTTTGGTTGTTCTTCAATTCTTACTGGTTCCCAGCCTTCTCTCAGTTTCGATGAGATATTTCTAGGGTCACTCGTATTAAGAGTTGATACACGAACCCATCTGTAGACGTAGCCCTCTTCTTTATCAGGTTCTGGTAAAAGTTCAGGTGGTGTCCACTGCTTTGGACGCTCCTGCTGGGTACGGCTTTCTAATTCACGTTGTAGTCTGTTTGTTGCCATTTTAGGCCTCCAATTTTATTTGTTCACGGGCGTATTGCTCTGGGGTTAAACCAAATTTCTTGGCTAGTGCCACTTGCGTTTTAGTTAATACTATCTTCTTAGAAGACGTACTACGTGTCGCAGGAGCCACAACCGTGCTAGGTTTTGTACGTTGAGGTTTTTCGTCCTCGTCGTTTTTTACTTCTTCAATGTCGCCAAATTCTTCTGGAAAACGGCGTTGAACTTCTGAATCAATACGTTTGAAATATTCATCCGTACCAACAAATGCTTTACCAAACTTCTCTTCAAGTTCTTCATGAACAAAAACAGCATATTTGCTCATTACTTTCTTTTCTGGGTCAACATACCAAGGATTCTTTGATACCCATTTAGCAACTTTATCATCCATTTGTGCAGGTTGTTGAACCTGCTTTTCCTGTATTTTTACATCATTTTCAGAAGTTTGTACAGTAGGTTTGTAACTTTTTGCTTTGTCAAGTTTTAATTGCGCCCGCATCATCTCTTCTTGAGCCTCTAAAAGCGCATCAGAATCACCAGAATCATAAGCATTCTTGTAGTTCTTTCTTGCTTTATCCAGTTCTAGTTCAGCAGAAGATTGATAGGTACTAATTAATTCTTTTTCACCGTTATGCAACATATTCTTTAGACGTTTGTTCTCGTCCAAAATGTTCTGGGCAATGGTTAGAGCTTCTTGCTGCTCTCTTAAAGCTGCTTCTTTAGCGCGGCGTTCATCATGCCAAGCTTTCTTATATTGCGTAAACTTGTCCTTGACGTTCTTGGAATAGTCTTTAGACGTATCAGCAGTCTCTAGGCTTTCTTTGATTTCATCGGGCAAAGGTTCTACGTTTCTATCTTCTGGTGGCGTATCATCTGCAACCTCAATAGTAACGTCACCGTTATCTACATCAATATCTATATCTTGGGGTTTACCCTTAGTTTCTTCAATTTCGTCTGGAAACTTGAAGTCGTCTTTATCAATATTAGCCATTTTTAGCCCCTTATTTACGTTTAATACCGCGTGGGTCGTCTACTACGCCCTCAACGGTGTCGTCGTTAATTACCCTAAATTCACGTCCGTGGATTACTAGTCTGGAACCAGAATTAGGTCTAACCAAGATGAAGTCGCCCTTTTTGCACCAAGGACCAGTAGGAAATTTATCCTTGTCTTGATAACAATCGGGTCCAAGATCAACTACAAATAACACAGTAGTTAAAATCTCTTCCATACGTAAAGTTTCGTCCGCTTTAAGGAGTCCACTGTCGTATTCTTCTTCAGCTTCTGGTAACGCACAGAGTATGCGGTATCCAGATGGTCTAGGGAGCTGCTTGCCTTTCTCTTCCTGCGATTTGTCCAAGACAGCAGATAAATCCACCGCTCGGTTTAAGTCTAATGTTTCAGTCATCTGAATTTTCCAAGTTTTTGTTAAGGTCTATTGTGTAACGTCTAACAGTAAGAAGACCTTTTATCTCACCGCATACTTTGTTGTACTCCACAAAATCATTAGCCCCGCCAGAGCCAAGATGTTCTTGGAGTTGCACTACTTTTTCATCAATCTCATTAATAATAAGCTCGACTACTTTGTTTACTTGCATCATTTACCTTTCTTTGTCTGCTCCTTAGCAGTTTGTTTTTGCCTTTCAGCCATACTTAATTGGTGTGCAAGAGACTGTTGGTGTTTTACCATCTCAATCCCTGCTTTGTGCCCTTCAACTGTATGTTGACGCTGTTGTGTTTCTCTGTCAGCTGCAAGTTTAACCGCTGCCGCTGCTCCAGCCGTCTGTGCTTGAGAACGGATTCTTTCGCGCTCTACATTAAGTTGTTCCTGTTTAAGAGCCGCATCAGCTTGGTCTTTAGCAGACTTGCGCTGAAGTTCTTGCATCTTAATTTGTAGTTCTTGTTGTTGTAATTGAATCAACGGATCCTGAGATTGTTGTTGATTCTGTTGCTGTTGGTCTTGTTGTTGATGTTGTTGCAATAACTGTTGAGCCGCTTGAGCCGCCATCTGAGAAACTCGAATCTCCATCTCAGGAGACATATTAGATTCTTCGTCGTCTTGATCTTTTGGTACAGGAGGTAGCGTAGTACCCATCTGTTGTTCCATTTGCTTGCGATACTCCATACCCAAATGCTCAGCTACGTGGGCAGACAACGACGCTTGGATGGTTTGCGCCATCTGTGGGTTTTGACTTACCAATTTCATGATATGTGGGTCTTGCGCGGCTGCCATGTGAACAGTAATGTGAGCTTGATGGTCTTGACCAATAAAGGCTTTGACAGGTTTGCCACTAATTAAGTTCATGTTCTCAGTAACAGGATCACGAGGCTTCATATCTTCAGATATAGGTACAAGCTTTTGATAGTTCTTAATTCCCAGCACGTCTAGCATTTGACGATGTAGTTGCGGTAGATCATATAACTGCGGTGCTGTCTGAGCTAGTTGTAGAGCAGCTTGATACTGAACTACTTTTTGCGCCATAGTAGCCGCATTGGGGTCGGAAACGGGAATTACATAAACTTGATCGTAGTCCGATTGTTTTGCTCTACGACTGCCTTCTTCTGGCTGGTACGGATAATCAGTAGGGGTGTAATCCCGAATAATAGTTTTTAGTAACTTAAACTCTTGCTTCATTGAATAGTGAATGCGTGACTGAATTGCACTCATAGTCTTTAAAGTACGTTCTAAAATTGCCAAAGTAGTTCCAACAGGAGCATTAGCGCTCATATCAGATACAGACAACTCAGAAGAGCCAGCAAACTTGCGACCTTCGTCAACAATAGTACCTAACAAGCTATACAGAACCTGACTTGGCTCTTTGTATGGAAGTGGCATTAAGTTGTCGCGCATTGCACCGCTTGGTACATCCACATCACGGAACTCGCCTGGAGCTATCGGTGTGTCGTCGCCTTTGATACGCAAGCCACGGGTCTTAAAGCCACCTGGCAAGTTGCTAAGTGTCCCTGCATCAACCAACTGCCGAATAAGGGAAGTGCCAGATTTAGCAAAAGCACCGATAAGATGGATAAGACCAAAACAGTAGAAACCAAAACCAGGAATATACCCGTAGTGGACGAAGTGATTGCGTTTCTTAGATAATTTATCATCTGGCTCCCAATTTCTACGAATAGCCAAGACAGTATTAGTGCCTTTTTCAATCGTCACGATGTATGGCAACGCTATGCCCGTCTCATGACCCTTATCATCTTTGTGTTCAAAGCCAGGTAAGTCTAACTCTACATGCATCTCCAATAACTTAAAGCGGTCATCAGTTGAAGCTCTAAAGCCAAGCTTTTCAGCAATCTTTTTCTCAATCTCATCCATCACATTGACGGGATCGCCCAACTCTATGTCTCGGTAAAAACCATCATGTTGGAGACGACGCACATCGTTAGGTGTCTTACGCATCACATGCGTGATCCGCTCAGCTGACTCTAAGCTAGAAGCTCCATAGGGGACAACTACATCTTCTGCAGGAACATACATTGATACTTGGCGATCCATACTTGGATCAAAGTACACTTTCTTAAACGCATTACCTGCAAGCCCTAAGCCCCACAGCATGCGTTCATGTTCTGGACGATATTCTTTCATTACGTCCGTTAGCTGATAGTTCATATCATCTTGGACTCGCTGCGCCGCATCTTTAGTCTCTGGGGTTTCCTTGCCAATAATCTGTGTCTTTACTGGGCCAGCTGCAGGGAACGTCTCCATCATTGTTTCAGCTTGGAACTTCACAACAGCTTCAGCAAGGATAGGGTGATAGACGCCGCATGCGCCTTCCCACGGTTCAGAACGCTCTTCAATCTTTAAGCCCAGTAACTCTAGACCATCAACGTAAGTTTGAATCCAATCTTTGCGGGCCGCTAAGTCAGCTTCGTAATCACCAACCAATTCACCAGCAAGCATCTGTAACTCTTGCCCAGTCATTTCTTCGGCAAGGTTTTTATTAAACTCATCTTCGTCTTCAGACTTTTCAATCTTTAAAAGAGGTTTGCCATCAATACCAATTTCAACTGATTCTGGATCCTCAATAGATATTTCTAAGGCTGGCTCATTTCCCAAGTCTTCTTCGTTTAAACCCTCTAATTGGTCAATTCCCATTGGGGCTTGCCCTATTGCCTTATCTATTGCCATAATCTATCCTTAATAGTACGCTGCTTTTTTGCGATACTTGTACAAGAAATCTTCTTCGGGTTCGTCATTCGGTAGACGAATAAATCCCCCCTGCCTGAATCTTAACAGAGCTAGAGTAGTTGAGTCTACCAAATCGTCGTTCGTACCGCTAGGAAAATCGTTACATTCTTCAATTACTTCCTTCGCCCACCTGTGTTCTGGCGCCCAAACAACCCCTCCCGAAAAGAGGTCTGATACAGCGTTAACACGCGCAATCTTATCTTGCCCCTTGCCAGGCGTGAACTCACCGACTGGGATCCCCATGCGCCTAAGTTCTTGATACAACGCCGCACCGTTTGATTTCTTCTCGACCATAAACGCATCTGGTTGCCATTCTTTATACTCTTCAAGTACAAGCTTCTTGAGTTCTGGAAACTCCAACCTCTTTTTAATGGAGTTGAGAAGGATGATGTTGTAATTGTTAACCTCCTCATTGAAAAACACACCCCATGTGGTGAGCGCATTGTAGTCTGCACGGTTTGTTGCCTCCTGAGCCGCATCTAGCGACATAATTGTAAATTCACACATTGGCGGAGTATCTTTGTCCCATGTCTGCCACCACTCCCGTTTGATCAAAGCGCCTTCTTCTGATACAGGGTTTTGCATATACTGGGCATTCCAGTAGCGAATATCTAATGCAGCTTTCTTTGCCAACAGCTCTTCTACAGGCCAAAACTCAGGCCAAAGCGCCTCGCCATCATCTTTAATTGCAGGAAACTCAACTACTTCCCAACCATCTACGTCTGCATTATTTTCTGTCTGTTTAACGATCATCCCAGTTAAGTCTAGTTTAGACCAACGAGTCATTACAACAATAATAGCGCCGCCAGGCATAAGCCGTTGCAAAGGGCCAGACTGAAACCACTCCCAAGCAGGTAAAAAAACGTCGGGTCTCCCAGTCTTAGCTTCTTGCTCAGAATGAGGGTCATCAATAATAAACAAGTCAGCACCACGTCCAGCCAAAGCACCGCCCACACCAATAGCAAAGTATTCTCCTTGAAAATTCGTTCCCCAACGCGAGGCTGATTTACTATCTGACTGTAATTCTATTTCTGGGAATATGTCTTTATACAGTTCTGAACCCACAAGGTTACGTACTCGACGACCGAAATTAACAGCAAGATCCGCTGTATGCGAAGCCATGATAACTTTTTTTGCAGGAAACTTCCCCAAGAACCAAGCGGGTGCAAGGTAGGAGATAAGTTCTGATTTCCCATGCCGCGGAGCAATATTAACAATAACTCGTTTCTTTTTGCCGTTAGCGATGTCTTCAAAGATTTGAGCAAGTTTAAGATGATGTGGTCCAACTTTATACCCTGGATAAACGTGTTTTACAAAGTCCAAGAACGACATTTTGCCAATTTCTTGGGTCAAATAGGTGTCATACTGCTCTAAAAGGGCTTTTGCCTTCCGTTTTTTGTCGGGGGGCATCTTTGGAAGGGCTTGACGTAGCTTAAATAGCTGCTCAGCAGTCAGTTTAAGGTTTGGACTTTGCATTCTTCTCTTTTTCCACTACCTCTTTTGCCTCTACATCTATATATTTAGTCTCAACTTCATCTAATAAGCTCAATAACTCGGTTTCTACCTCTTCCATAGACTGAATCTTGATGGTTGTCTCGGTTCTTTTCTTAAACGCATCCACTCCATCGACTTCCCCAAGAGCTTTTAGGGCTGCAATGCGGGTTTTAGAGTCTTTTGACACTTGAATTTCTTGAATTAGGCTGTTTACAACGTACATCTTGAGTTCAGACAGCTCGTCAACCACCGACACGTTCATCTGCGCGACCATACCCGCCATTAATGCAAGCGTCTCGTTAGGGTATTTAGAGAAATCAGGCTTAAGCCCTGGATTTGAAAGCATTTCTTTTGCTAGCACCTGAGCCTCAGCAGCGTTTTCTTTAGTTGGAGCTATGGGTTGCCCTGTTAAATCAGACAAAAGCTGGACGACGTTAGCCCGCATGTTCAATTCTTCAGTCGGAGATAGATCAGGAAACGCTTCTTGGGCGTTTTTAGGTAGAGGAACATTGTCCTCGATGTTGGGTATTAATACATCCATGTCTGACCCTTGCAGTTTTGCAAAGTATAGACCGTTTTTACTTATGTGTAAATAGTATTTTTAATGGTGGGGTGGAAAATCTACGTGCCCACCCCCGCACGACTTATTTAAGTCGTGATATTTTACTTCTTTTTTGGTTTATAGAAATCTTCAAATGCAGACATTGTTATTTTTACCCAAAACTCATAAGCTTGTTTTGTGCGTTCTGCAATTTCTTCAAACTTCTTATACTGCTCTTCGAATCCAAACATATATTACTCCTTAAGTAGGTTAACGCTCATTTTATTGAGCTGTTTGTGTAGTATATCATACAATTGGTGCAGTGCAACATCTTTCCCGTTCGGGAATGTTTGTAAAGAATTTGGGTTTTATTGTAAAGAATTGCCCGTTCGGGAAACTTTTTTAATGGTTTATATTTAAGCTATTAATGGGGTGTTTTTAAGTTAATAGTTGTTTTTTAAACTTTCATGCCATCATGCCATCATGCCGCATGATTTTTCTTTAGTCGTTCATCGTAGTGGTGGATTCGATGACAATTGGCGCATAGGACTACACATTTTTCTAGTTCTTTTTCTAGCTTAGCATTTTGCCCATTTGCCAAAAGGCGGTGGATGTGGGCTTCTTTCTTGCTAGGGTCTTCGTGGTGAAAGTCTAGTGCTGCTGGGTGGGAGAACCCACAAGTCGTACATTTAAGAGTACGTTTAAACGTACGCCATTCTTCTCTAAGTTCTTTTCTTCTTGCCGCTGCTTTATCTATTAACTCTTGTCTATGCTCTTCGTAGTGCTTACGGCTCTTTACCTTGTGGTACGCCTTTTTGACTATAGGGTCTTTATACGGCATCGTCAACACTATATGTTTTGATTGGCCCGCTGCTGTTTGCATCTACATTACATGCCCACTCTACTCCCTCTTGCGCAGTTAAACCCATACGCAAACAGACTTCGGCTGCCATAGCCCCTGAGCCAATAGCCATAAAAGTTCTAACTCTTTCCCACTCAAGATCGTCGCCACATGAGAACAAGCCATCCTTAGTTAGTTTAAGGAATGAACTATCCGATTTAAGTTTAGGTTTAACTTTGGTTTTTTTGTTAACGTAATCTAGGACTTTTTCTGCGTCGCAATAATTACCAGCAACACCAAGCCAACCGCCGTCAATGGCAAACACTTTTTCTTCAAAATACTTAATACCAGAATCAGAATCAGTAAACTGACTATCCGAAACTAATATCTTTCTTTGCCAGTCACCGACTATGGTTGTCATTTTGTAGCCATCATATACAAACCCACATTAGCGCCAGCATAGCAAATGTAGCAAATACACATAGGCAGGTTACCTTTGAATCCTTGTTCAACGGCGATGTACGCATAAATTAATCCTGTAACAATAATTAACCAAGAACTCATAGTATCCCCTTGATATTTCAGAAATTTTACACAAAATTTTTTTGTTTAGCCTTTTTATTTAGTGACGGGGGGTGTTTCTATATCTCGAACACAGGACTCTCAGGTCAAAAAAGTAAGGGGGGTACCCCAAATAAATTAGGCAATAAGAACGATTCTGTTTTGCAAAGTCGTAGGGTATGTGTTTGGGTACGTCTTGGCGGTTAAAAATATATAGTTTTTTTGTTTAAAATCAATAGGTTAGAGCATTAATTGAGGCGTCTGTGTTTTAGAAAAACGTGGGGTTATTTGTGCAGATTAGGGGGTGTGGGGCGAGCGATGGAACCAACTTGGCATTCGGGGTATAGGGGGTCAGCTATCGCGCCCAGAAACTTTACATATGGGGGTGGGTTCGGTATAAAGGAAACATGGTAGGCAATCAAGCAGACCATATGACTAACCAAAGGAGATGTCATGCAAGTAACATGCAAACCCGCAAAGCCTGCGGAACTCGAAGGCACACTCATCATTGAGATGTTGATAGTAAATCCTGTTAACCATTTGCTAGATACTAAACATAAGTTTAAACGTATCGCACTAGCAAGGCATCACTGCTTAACATATGGTGAGGCAGAAGGCATCTTGGATAAATTCAAAGAGCTTAATCACATGTCAATCAAACCTGAGTATATCAACGCTCAGTGGATTGTTCGTAAGTTCCTGTAACCAACAGGGGGGCGCAAGCCCCCCACTAAGGAGAATCATATGTTGCAATTAGCATTGTTCGACGCCAAAGGCAAGCCAACTAACACAGCACAGCGTTACGTTACACCTAGGTTTTATAAAGTGTATAACGCTGATGGCGAAAGGCTAGTAAGAAATCCGCACACAGCAATCAAGATGTGGCTTATACATCGTGACTCTAAGCTTGCTGTAGTTTGGTAACACTCAGTCCTGCCACTTCGGTGGTGGGATTTGATACCAGTTATTAGTGGTCGAGTGTGTGCGAGTGTTTGTTATATAGCTATCCATCAATGCGTGAAACTTTACATAACGACCTTGTCAGCGTATAACTTAAATCATGGTAACGCAATCCTGCTTACCTTAACCGCAGTACCTTATTTTATAGGGAGCATTACTATGGCTAAATCCAGCCAAGCAGTACCAGCAGTAAACGAGCAAATCACCAGCTTGAAGGATGGTGCATATAAACAGGCTTTAGCTAACGACCGCATGCGTGGCGTGGCTCGGTTTGTTTTAGAGCAGTGCAAGGGTTTCCCTGACGCAGTACCTGACGAGGTCAAGGAACAGTTGTACGCTGGCTATAAGTTGCGTTTTAGCGAGCAAAACCCAGCCGAGCAGTACGCAGTTATCAACGATCACTATGTATTAGTGAACACGCCTGAGCTAGAGAAATCGCTAGAAAAGGTCAATATTGGCGTTGATTACTCGTTTAGTTTTACCCAGCAACAATATGGTAAGTTGAAAAACGAAAACCCATATTTGCATGCCATCATTAAACAATGGCGTGACAAGGTAAACACCTACTGCTCTAATCGTTTATCTGACCTCAAGCGTCAGGCTCGCACTATCCTGAATGAAGGTAAAACGAGAGAGCGCAGTGCTACTGCGGATTTCAGCCACCGCCTTGACGAGGTATTCAAAGACCTCCGTATCAAGTGTGACAACGCACAAAAGCGTGGTGATGAGACCGCGGATAAGAAAAAGTTTGATCTTGCCCGCACCGCCTTTATGACCGCATGGTCTAAGTAACATCTAGCCCGATCCTGATAAGGTCGGGCTTTTTTTCGCCCTAAATTTTACAAGACCCCTATTTGAAACCAGTTATTAGTCCTCGAGCGTGTGCGTGCGTGTGGCTATATCACTATTTAGTTATCCATCAAGTCATGGAACTTTACATAACAGGGTCTATCGTGTAGAACTATAAACATGGACAGCAATCTCGCTTCCATTAATCGCTTTTAGGAGATTATTATCAAAAAAGCAAATACGTCTGAAATCGTAAGCTTGAAGGACGCAAGCTATCAAGGTTGTATCAGTTCTGAACGTGGTATTAATATCGGTCAGTTTATCCACAATAAATGCCCAAGCTTTTTAGAGGCAATCCCCGATGAAATAAAAGCGGAGATTGAATCGGGTCAGATACTTCGATTCAATGAATTACGTCCTGCCCAGTATTACAGCAAGGAATGGATTCCAGTATCAGAGGGGTCTGAAGGGGCATTCAAGGTGGACATCAACGTGGTGATGTCCTTCTCTTCTCAAGAGTTCGGGAAATGGCGTAATGAAGACCCTGTGAAGCATGGGATTCATAAGGCATGGCGTGATGACTGGAGTGATTACAAGTCCAATCGCATGAAGGACTTGAAGCGATACGTTAAGCAATACGTTGATAAGCTTAACGGGAAGTCTAGGGAACGTGCTCCCACGAAGGACTTCAATCTATGGTTGAAGGAAGACTTAGCCCCGATGATCAAAGCGAGAGCTAAGACGGCGAAGGGTAGAGGAGATACTACAGTAGACGATGCTGTAGTTAATACGATAGTGAAAGCTATCAAGTAGTAGTCTTCTAGGGGACAGGGCTTAATCGGCTCTGTTCCCTTTTTTTGTCCCCGCTATTTGAAACCAGTTTTTAGTCTTCGAGCGTGTGCGTGCGTTAGCCCTTTTGCCAGCACAAGGTCACTATTTAGCTTTCCACGGTCTAGTGGAATTTGCTTTGTATCATTTAGAATTCTAAGAAATGACAGAAACAGTCTTGGCGGGCTAAAGAAATTAAAAATTCCAAAAACCAATTTGGAATTTAAAAACCAATTTGGAATTTTTTTCGCTCGCAAGGTCTTGATTATGTTAAACATTTTCAAAAAATTCCAAAATTCCAAGTTTTTTTAAGAGGGGGTCGGGTAAAAACAAAAAAGATGGGAGAGCAAGGCTTGTTTTCCCAGCGTAAGTTTTAAATCAGATTTTCTGCAAGGTACCGCCCCCTATTATTTTTAATTGGAATTTTGGAATTTTTATATATTTTATAGAATACTACTACTACTACTACTATATAAATCAATAACTTACGACAAAAAACCTCGCTTAAAAAAATTCCAAAACCACTTTTTCATTTTGGAATTTAACTGGAATTTAATTTAGCTTTTGGAATTTTTCTCAATAGGCATGGTGAAAAAAAGTCATACAAGACCCTTGATTGATAAGTCAAGTTATGGTATACTTATGTCAGTGGGGAGAGCAATCTTAGAACCTCGCTACTTAGCTTTCCACGATGTAGTGGAATTTGTTTTGAATCTAATCAAGGAGAAAATCATGGGCAAACTTAAACAAGCTCTAATCGGTTTTGAAGAACAACGTGCAATCAAAGGTAGCAAAACTATCGACCCACGCTATCGTGGAATGGTAGATAACGATGAAGACTGGGCGATCTATGAAGCCGAGTTCAACGACTGGTTGGACAAGTATGAAGCATCGTTCGGTGACGAGAAAGGGTATCTACCATGACTATCAGCCAAGAAACTTTTAACTCACTGCGTCGTGACATCTGCGACATAGTGTATTGCTTAACTGCACCCGAAGAGCAAGACGATAGCGAAGCAGAGTATGAACGCTTTGAAGAAGTGCTGGCAAATCAAAACCATTTCGAACAAAAGTATGGTGTTGATTTAATCGACCAAATCAGAGCATTGATTCACGATATACCACACAAGGTGGCTCTAGTAGCAAAGATTAGGGAGAGTCTATGAGTATCAATCTTGATGCGTGGCTAGACCACGAGTGGGCGAAAGCCTGTGAAGCGGATGATGCAGAGGAAGGCATGATTCAGTATTGGGGTGAGCGTTGTCCCGACTATGACCGCCTTTGCCCGACTTGCCAAGCGTGGAAAGAGTTTGAAGCGTCAGGCGAGATTCTTAAAACCCATAAGGAGTTCAAGCATGGTTGATGAAACTTTTACACCACAGTGCAAGCTATGTGGTGATACCTACGAGGAGCAACGATTCAGACTGGGTTACGCAGTTTGTTGTCCATGTGGGGATGAAATCGCAAAGAAGCTGAACACCAAGCGGACTGTCGTGCCTATGAACAAATCCAACTACATGATGGTGACGGACATGGCAATCCTCAAACAACTTAACCCAAAGAGAACGACATGAGAACAGAAGAAAACGTAGCACTAATTAAAAGGCTAGACGCCTACGCTAGGGATTTCTATATCAACAAGATGGACAACGACCCATGTGATGATGGAATTGAACCTTTCGTTAATGGGTTTATTGAAGGAGTGTTTGCACAACTAGAGGAGAAATTGGTATGAAAGTAATCAAACTCTATCGCAAGCCCAACAAACCCGAGTATTACAAGCTGGTGCGTAGCGACAGTCATTCTGTATTAGTTAATTACCCGATAAGCGTGTGCAATCGTAAGCGACAGTCAAGGTGGTTTTACTTTGATGAGATATACATAGACTGGGTTAAAACATTCATAGGAGAAGAAAATGAATAGAGCTGAGAGTGGAAAAGTAATTAAGTGGATGGTGCTTGTTTTGAAGAACGAAGTGCTGGCAAAAGAAAAGCAAACCACCAAGCGTGTCCGACTGAGTCCTTACAAGCGGAGAAACTATGGGTTATAGATCAACAGTCGCATACACCATCAGGTTTATCCCAAAACATAGCCCTGATACAGACGACATCGTGGAAGAGCGTAAAGCGAGGGCATCGTTCTATACATTTATAGCTGAAGCCAAAGCAAAAGATGAAACGGCTCTGTGCTTTTCGGAAGACGATCTTGAGGTAGATGAGGAGAAGTTACAACTCCGACTCTTTGCCGACCATGTCAAGTGGTATGAATCTTACCCCGATGTTGCGTGTCACGAAGCGTTGATGAACTTGTCGAAAGAGTGGGCTGATGATAATGACTACATAGGCGGTGCGTTTGCTCGTATCGGTGAGGAGATGGAAGACATGACCGAGGAGTGTTGGGGACAGGGCGACTACGACTGGATTAGTGTGCATCGTTCCATGACGTGCGATTGGATGGAATGACGTTGTCCTTTCCAATAAAAAAGTCATATACCATCATTGACTCAAATGTAAAGTTATGTTATACTTATGAAACTGGAGGGAGATTTATCATGGATAACTTTTTTGGTAAGTGTTTAGTGTTTATTGCATTGTTTTATTTAGCTATCCACGTCGTAGTGGATTTTAAGTTTTTCGAGCATCTTTTATTTTTGAAGTAATTAACCAAGGAGAAGTATATGAATATGGAATTAACCAAACCCGACCACCTCATCAGCCTAGCGAGTTCAGCCGTTCTCGTTAGCGTGGACATCAGCGTGTGGTCAGCAACCAAGCAAGACCGAGGCATCAGTGATGAAGTTACTACGGCAAAGAACGCTGATAAGTCCGCGGGCAGGTATGTTAAGAATCTCTTAGCTAATCATCCCAAGCACAAGGCGGTGGTTAACTATCGGCAGACCATATACAACTGGCTTCAACGTAGGACTTACAAATGGAATCAATCCCAAAATCTGTTGCCAAGCGTTGACGTTCCCAAGTTTAAGCAAGAGTATCAAGAACATCAATTAGCTTTCCATGGCTTAGTGGATTCATTAACAACGGACTACGATTCAATCGTGTCGGACATGGCTTTCAAGCAAGGCACTATGTTCAACCGCAATGATTACCCAACTAAAGAGCAAGTGGCAAGTAAGTTCTCTCTTAACTTGTATGTGTCCGAAGTGCCGATGAACGACTTTCGCTGTGGTATAGCCAATGACATCGCTGATGATCTTTTTAATACACTCAGCAACCAAGCAAGGGGTATCGTAGATTCGATTGCCCAAGAACAGTCAGAGAGATTGGTCGAAGTCATGGAGTCCATCAGCCATTGTTGTGGTGTAGATGAGTCAGAGGTCAATGGCGAATTGCGAACCAAACGTCGCAAGATATACGAGGGAACAATCGAGAAAGCTAGAGATTACATCGAAAGTTTTAAGCGATTCAATCTTAAGAATGATTCAGGATTAGAGTCAGCTCGTGCGTCGCTAGAGAAAGTATTGCGTGGTGTAAAGGCAGAGGATATTAGAGATTCCGATGCAGTTCGCCATCATGTCAAGGAAGGGATAGACGATATTCTTTCCAAGTTCGGTAGTTTTAATTCCATTTAATCGTGTAACACTAATCAAGGAGAAACAAATGTCTAAAATCAATTTCAATGCAACAGTAACTATCAACGAGTTACGCAAGACCATTCCTCTAATAGCTTCAGAAATCACGCCAATCATACTGTCTGAACCTGGTTGTGGTAAGACCTCTCTCTTATCTATGATTGAGCAGGATCTTGGCGATGGGTATGACTATATCTATGTAGATTGTCCAGTCAAGGATATGTCCGACGTAGGTATGACTATCCCAAATCATACTACCCAAACCCTTGAGTATTATGTGTCATCGCTTTTCAAACTTGATAGTCCTAAGCCAAAGGTCATCTTGCTCGACGAGTTCATGAAGTCCCCCAAGCTATTGCAAGTTATCTTTACCCGACTGATGTTAGAACGTATGGTGGGTGACAAAGCGTTACCCAAAGGCAGTCTCGTTTTCGGCACGTCAAACAATTCAAGCGATGGGGTGGGCGATACGATGTTGGCTCATGCTGGTAATCGTGTGTGCATCATGGAGATGGCGAAGCCGATTCCTAATGAATGGCTAGAGTGGGCGTCAGCTAATGGTATCTCTCGTGTTGTTCGTGCTTTCGTAGCGTTGTTCCCTAGGACATTGGCAAGCTATCGTGATGGCAATCAAGACGACAATCCGTATGTGTTCAACCCTAAGAAGACTCAGCTTTCATTCTGTTCTCCAAGGTCTCTCGCTAAGTGTGACGTGATCGTAAAGAATCGTGACTTGTTGGGTGAGAACGCAACAATGGTGGCATTGGGTGGCACTATCGGTCTTGCTGGTGCTGGTGATATGTCAGCGTTCCTATCGCTAGAAAGAACTCTGGTTGATGTGAAGGACATCGTCAAAGACCCA